AAATTCCTCCATAAATTCCCCCCTAAATTCACCCATAAATTCACCTCTAAATTCACCCATAAATTCTTCCATAAATTCCTCTCTAAATCTTCTTCTAAATTCTTTCCAATTTCAAATGTTTCCATTAACCTAAATTATTTAACGTGTTCAATAACTCCCTGACCACATAAAGGACATACCTTCCCAGCATGCTGGTTATATACAGACATCATTTCGTCTAACTTCCCCTGTTGTTTTTCTGTTGTGTCTTTAAGAGAACCTATTGTCTGTATTAATCTATTTAGTCCTTCTATTTTTGTTGAGGTTTCTTTTCTCTTACTAACCAATCCAAATACTGCATTAAACTTCTTTTCTCCTCCAACAACTTTCTTTTCCCTCTGTATTGCTATTTCATACTTTGAAATAGAACTGATTATATCTTCAAGCTGTGTAATCTGTTCTTTAATACTGTCTTTCTTATCAACCAACTTAAGCAAAGCATTTACAGGGACTTCAAGTTCCAAGTTCTGTTTTTCCTGGGCTATTAAACTGTTGGCTCTCTCCACAGAATCAATCAAAGAATCAATATTTTCAATTCCGGAAGATAACGATTGTGCTATTTTCTCTAACTCTTCTAATCTCTCTACCTTTTTTTCAACATCGGGAAGATGGTCATACTTCTCTAGGTTGTCTTTATTCTCTTTTAATTCTATTTGATGTGTTTTAACTTCCTGATCAATATGTGAAATCCACTTTTGTATATTCTTTCTTCCCTGATCAAAAAGATCCAAGTGTGTAATTTCGTTATAATGTTCCGCTACACTGGCTGGTGTTTGTCCTAATAAGAAATGTGTCTGGAACTGTGACTGAAAATTAATATCATTCATATTAAGTTCTTTCAGTATCTCCTGGGGAATAGATGCCGTTTTATCCTGCTGGAACCTCTCTTTATCCATCCCGTATTCATTAATCCCCTCTCCCTTTACCCTCCATATCCTTCTTCCCTGAATTGTTGTGATGGATACATTAGTTTCTCCTCCCCAATGAGACAGAAATGGTTGTCCTACAGGACGATTGGTAAATAACCAATTCAATGCCTGTAAGATGGCAGATTTTCCCGCTTTTGTCTCTCCTACAATTATGTTAAATCCGGGGACAAATTCAATGGAAGAATTTTCATGGCTTAGGAAATTCTTGATGTTGGCTTTTTGTAACATGTTTCAAATATTTTAATTGCCAGTTGTGTTTGATTCGTTTTCTGGGAACCTTATTAGGAATTCCTAATACAGCACAAACATGATCAAAGTAAAATTGAGAATACTGCTCACGATTTATGATTTTCCTGAGATGGAAATGCACTAATCGTACTTTTTTTTGAGGGATCTTAATAACGTCCTCATTTTGTGCAAAAAGATTTAACCGATTTCCTATCTCAGTAATTATTGTTTCTACTGTGTCGGCTGTTTTTTCTGATGTGTACATAACAACAATGTTAATAAAATGTTTATAATTTTTTTTGATCATACCAAGTAACTGCTAAGGCAAAGGCTTGCCAAATATCTTTTGAAAATCCAAAAAAGAATCCGTGGTCTTTCTTAACTCCCTTTCCGTATTTCCCATGCTTTTTTCTATCTCCAAAACGATCTACAAGGGCTGTTACTATATTTGCATCCTTGGCTCTTGTGGATTCACAAATATTCATCTTGACATCTTTTCTGTACATTCTTTCAACAGATATTCCTTTATGTATAGTCTCCTGAAAAATCCTTCCTATCCAAAAAACTGTTTCAAACACATCTTTTCCAACAGCCATACCATAACTTGCAACCATCTCAATCACTACCTGATTTACTTCCTTCGGTAAAGGTAAGGATAACAATTCCCTGTTTTTAATTTTGTCAAATGCAATAATATTTTTCCCATCCCAAATAACATAGGCACTTTCTGTTGTTCCTGGATCTATTGCAAGTATCACTCTTTATCTCTTCTTTTGTTTACGCTTCACATTGAATTGTGCTTGTATATCCTCCCAAATATCTATTGTTTGGTTCTTCAAGGTGTTCTCCAATTCTTTTTCTTCAACAAGTGCAATAGCTTCTTCCATAGAGTTACTCAACTTTATTTGCCCTACATAGTAAACAGTATTTCCTGTCCACTTTTTCACATATTCCAAGTTGGCTCTTATGTCATCTATACCATAAGAGAAATCAATATATACCGGAGCAGTATTGTAAGGCTTCCAAATACTGGATTTATATATCTCAACATCTACACCTATACCGAAGACTTGTTCTTCTATCTTGTTTTGATATTTTATTTCCCTTTTTAGCTTAAAGGTTCTCTGTCTGGTAACTTTTAATCTCAAACTGGCATAAAACTTTATAGCATGTCCTCCAGGAGTATCTGTTCTTTCCCCAAAGCCTGCATCCATCTTATCCCGTATCTGATTAGAAAATACCAACAGGTAATTATTAGACCAGACATATCGGGCATTGACACGTAGTCCCTGACTAAACAATTTAGCTCTGCGGGAATATTCATCTTTTTTGTTTTCCATTTCCAGATCGGAGGCCAATGCTGCAGATGAATCCACAAAAATACCGTTAATTTTGTTAGAATTTTTTGGTTTCCATTTTTGGATTCCCTCAAACACTTCGGTAGGGGTGTTTGGATGCAATACCTCATCTTCGTTCAGCTCTACTCCGAACATTTGTGCAAATGTTCTGGAAAGTCTTGCTTCAGGATCATAAAATTGTGTTTGTCCTCCCTGTCTTTGTACTGCTCCTGCTATTTCACACAACATAGATGTTTTTCCAATAGAAGGAGGCCCAAACAATTCTACAATAACTCCTCCTGGTATACCCCCTCCACGAATTACCCCCCCGGAAATTGCAAGATCAAGAAGAGTTGATCCCGTACTTACAACCTTTTTGAAATCTCCTTTCGGAGGGTCAAATGTTGCTCGTTTTTTATCCTTATAAGTATTAACACTTTTTTCTACTTGCTCACTTAATTTTGTCATTATTCAATCAATTAAATCGTTTATGTCAATCCGATATTTCTCCATATAATTTTGAATTTCCCTAATAACAAAACTGGCAGTATGAATAGATAAATCTGGATTTGCAGTTTTTATCTCAGAAAGCAAATTATTTTCAATCTTCCACAAGATAATAGCCATTTCCTTTGCCTTACAACAGCGTTCATGTGCCTGTTCATCTTCAGGTTCGTCCAGATTAAATTTCAATATTGCTTTCATAACATCAATAATATTTTACACTAACTAAAGAATTTGTGAACTACAATTTACATTTTGTGATTTATGCTTTCCACTCCGTTTTATAAACGGAATAACATTCCCCATTAATTTCACACTTCTCACAGTAATCTGCGGTATTCCAATCTCTACCTATTTCAAGCCCTATTGGACAGGATAAACTCCTTTGTTCACTCTCATCATCTTCTTCTTCCTCCTTTTCCGGTGTCTTAGAAGAAGAAGATTCTTTTGAGGCTGACTTAACAGTTTTTATTGTTTTAACTGTCTTTTCAGGAGTAACATTCTTAACAGATTCTTTTTTGGGTTCCTGCGGTGTTACATTTTTGGGGGCTCTTCGTATAGTCTTTGCTACAGAAGAGCCCTTATCAAAAGGGGGATCATCATTCTCCTCTTCCTTTTCTACTTTAAAATACTTCTTTCCACTAGAACTCGGTGCGGTATATTCTTCTTCCTCTACTGAACTACCACCAAGCAACATGTTTTGAAGTTCATCGTAACTTCGCTTGACTAGAATATTATCCAAATTGGGAACCTGATCCAAAATTTCTTCCGGATACTCATATTTCCTTTCGATAAAATCTATATCCGTACAGGTAGTATAAGATTTTCCTCCAGGAAGTGCTTCTTCTGAAAATCTGACAGAAAGAGTTTTTCCTTTTTTAATGTCTGCAAAAAATCTTTCCCAGTCTTTTTCTTCAATGTCCATCAACAGTCTCTTATGAAAACAATAATGTGAGAAGTTAAAAAGTTTGATTTGATCTTCTTCATAATCATCGTTATCAATAGGTATAACCGCAAACAGCGTCCAATACTTTGACTTTATAATATTGGTCTCTTGTTTTGCTTCCTCCGATCCTTCTTTCCTTCGCTGTTCTACATATTCACATATTGGACAAGGCTCCCCCCATGTCTTTAGACAGGTCACAGTTTCTTTTTCCGAGCCTATATTTCTGTGAACATAATAGGGGCGATAATAAGTAAGGCTTCCGGGAACACACCGCCCTCTTTCGTCATCCCTATCTAGGTGCTTTTCATCTATTATGGTATAGGGCAGTATATCAAACTTTACCCTTGTACCGGCGTTTACTTTGAACATAGCATTTCTGCCAAGTTCCGAAGGTATTAACAAGTTTCCATATTCCCCTCCACCAGTACCCCCTCTGGTTTTGTTTTTTTCAATAGCTCCGGAAACTACATCGTCCATACTTGTCTGTCGTCTTTGTACCATTGTCTTAAATTTTAAAGTTTGTTTTTTTGAATAAAAGCATCAATTTCTTTGAAAAGAACTTCTTTCAAATCCCTTCTTATCTTGCTAGGATCATCAGTTACAGGATCATAAGGCACTTCTTGTCCTATGGACAATTTCAAAGGCTCAAAATTCCTTTGCTGTATTGTCTTTTCAACCAATACAGAAACTTTACCTAATTCTTTCATTTTTCTGTTTCTTTTTTTCGGTAGTCTTTAAGAGAATTGGAAATGTTTGTTTTTGCATTATCCTCTTTCCTGTTGAATTTTATTCTGTCGTTAACAATATTACGATCAGAATCAGGAACAGAGAAATAACCAGTATTATACAAGTAGTTTAAACCTTCCAATATGACAAGCCTCTCACGCATATCCTGCAAAGCCCCCCTGGCAATGGATTTTTCATATTCTGCATCTATCCACTCCTGATATGCCTGTTGATACTCCGGCTGCCTAATTGTTGCCTGTTTTACTACCGCATCGGTTGTTTTTTCTAAACCGTACTTGGTGGGATCTTTCCTCAGTTTTTCTTCTAACTGAGAATCCAAAAACTCCATCTTTTTCTTTGCTTCCCTCGCCTGTTTTTCGGTAAGGGCAAAATGGTTAACGTACTTTCTGGAAATTTCGGATTGTCTTAACCATTCTACATGAAGGTTTGATTCATCAATGTGGGAGTCTTTTTCGTAATTAATTTCAAATGTTTTTTCCATTGTTATAATGTTTAAAACGTTAGTACTCAATATGAGATCGCAAATTGCAACCACAAATCTAAACTATTCATTTCACAATTCCAAATTTTCCCCTAAAAACTTTCCATCTCAAACCAACTTCCATCTACCTGACTTTTTGAAAATTCCACCTGCAAAGGAACAATTATCCACTTCCATTCCCTGGGAACCCTGTTTGTTGTTATCTGCCGAACTGTATCTACAATATAATCCAACTCATTAGGGTGTACATCCAAAAACAAAGAATCATGTATCTGCCCGATTATTCTTGTTTTCCAATTCTCCTTTACCATTTTTGCATCTACAAAGATAAGACTTTTCAACAAGATATGAAAAGCAATAGACTGTATTGGGTAATTAAAAGTATCTTTGTCCCTTAGAATTCCTCCACATCTGAAACCTGTCAGTGTGTCAATATATCCGTCTTTTTGATACTGTTCCCAAATCTTCCTTTTCCACGCCCCATAGACAGGAAACCTATTTGACCACAAATCCTTTTCCCTCTCTTTCAAATGCCACATCAGGTCAAACAAATTTTTTATTCCATTTTTTCTAAAGTGATCGGATATATGTTCCCCATCAATTTTAATTCCCGTGCCCGACCTAAAGTTTTCAATAGACAGTTCTGTCCATTTACACACATCTTTTGCATTTGCTTTGTAATTGCTCCCGTAAAACTGTGGAAAGACAAAAGCATTCTTTACACAACTCCTGAGATAAGAGAACCCTTTCAGTTTTGCATCTTCCTCTGACAAAAAAAACAATTTTTTTGTAATGTCTTTGTGCATATCTTCCCCACTTTTCAAATATTTTATCATATTCGGATCCCTATGTACACATGCTCCGGCAGCCACCTCCAATGCTTTAAAATCCACTTCCATTAACATGTGTCCTTTGCGTGGTATAATTGCAGACCGGACAATCTTTGCAATTAATTCTTCCCTTTTAGGAAGATTTTGACTGTTTGGATAACTGGAAGAACCCCGATATGTTCTTACAGTATGCAGATTAAAAAAGGGATGTATCTTTCCATCAACCATTTCCTCTTCGATAGTTTTTAAGTTTGTGTCCCTTACCTTTTTCAATTTTTTAATATAGATTATTTTGTCTAACCCATTTAATTTAAATCTGGACAATGCTTCTGCATCGGTAGAACCTTGATCAGAAGAACCTGTTTCTGCTAATTCCTTCTTTCCTTTAGGAGTATATTTGACAGGAGCAAGTTTTTTTTCTTTATACAGAAATTCCTTTAATTGTTGATGACTCTGGTAGTTTGGTTCTTGTCCATCTCTTGATTGCCTCCAATCTTGGTAAAAAGTTGTGTTTTTTAGTTTTTTTTCTTCCTCTTCAATTTCTTTTGTTATTTCAATCTTTTTTCGTTTTATGTACTCCACATCCACACAAATGCCCTGTCTCTCAGCCCTGGCAAGAGCCAAAATACCTTGATGGAATAGTTTATAAGCGTCCTGTAAGACTGGTTTTTCCAAGTAACTTACCATTACAATAGTTTCAAAAAGGTAAAAAATTATAATCCAATTGTTCTATTTGTTGCATCCCCAAACGGTATTCAAACACTGCATCCAACCCGACAAACCGCAAAAGTTTACTCAATCCATCCTGTGTCTTTTCCAACTGTTCTATATCGTTAAAATCATTCCCTTTGCTTTTTTCCCCGTAAATATAGGAATCCACATCAGAAGTATAATCAACTACACCGTAGTTAGCATACACCTGGAATTTCAGTCCTGTTATTCCCTGTCTGTTGTCCAGGATATGGGCTCCGAGCATAGTGTCAAAAGTCCATCCTTTTACTTGTGTACCCAAAATAACATTGCTCCAGGTATCTTCAAAGGACATATTTGCTGCAATCTTGCTTATATCTTTGTTTTGGAGATAATCAATAAAAGGCTTCCTTTTGTCATGTTCCTCAGGCATCTTAAATACAAAAGCATGGTCTGGTGTGTCTGCTATTCCGCACACTACTATCCTGTGACCTTTCTTTTGTGGCTTCAGCCCTGTCGTTTCGTAGTCAAAGGCTGTTAAATCTGACTTTATCTCTTTCAGCCTTTCGAGGTTTTCAATAACCTCAATTTCCGGTTCTTTATATGTAGGAAACCTTTTGTCCAGATAGGTAAGAGCATTTCTTATATCCTTTGCCCATATCCTTGAAATGAAATCTTCACTTCGCACAACAAAGGAAGGGTGAAAAACCGGACACACCCAGGCACGGTAATCCTGATCCGGTATATGCCATCCTCTCCACTTAAATATCCCTCCCAGGTCTTTTTTCCATCGGTGTCCAAGAAAGGATTTTATAGCTGAATTGCCAAAAAGCATAATAAGGTCTGGATTATACTTCTTTAAAACATCTTTTAAAACAACTTCCCTACAACAGGATATTTGTATGTCCGTAGGTGTTTTGTTTTTTTCCGGACGGCAATTAACAGCATTAATGTTAATACAATCTTTAAACAAATCTATTCCAAACCGGGTATATACTTTTTGTAGATACTGTCCAACCCTTCCCTGCCATTGCTTGCCTTCTATATCTTCTTGATTTCCGGGAGCTTCCCCAATATTTAAGATTCTTTGTTTGAAGTCCCCAAAAGGTTGCATCTTGTATGTTTTGGCATGTTCATACAATCCACACCTGCTACAGGAATAATTGGACTTTTTCTCTTTCTTCGGCAAAAAACCTTCTGATTCAAAAAGAACTTTCTGTTGCATTGCTAAATTTTTTCAATTTTAACATCAAAACTGTGAACTTCGGGGGAAATTCCTGGTCTGGATTTTCAATCAACTTCAGAATTAATTCTCTTGCTGTCATTTTTGACTCCTTTCTTGCTTGAAATTACCTCACTCCTGTTACCCCCTTGCCCCAAATTTCAATTATTTTTTGTTTTAGGTATCCCTATACCTTTTTTTGGTTTTAAGCCCAAAAACAGCCTTATTTTGGCTATTTTTTTACTCGTTTGGTGTAGAAGACCAGTAAGAACCTATAAATGCCCTTCCTATTTTCAAATTTTGCAATACTGTAACTTGACGAAAACTGTCAAAGTGTGATTCCCGCAAGGCCAGTTCGTTAACCCTAAGCAGCCCCATCTGTTTTTCCAATCCGGCAGGATCTCTGTTCAACCCAAAGAAGGCAGTAGGATGGTCAAACTTCCTTCTGTCCTCTGAAAAATGTTTCAATTTGAGTGTATTGACATTGAAAGCCTGAGCATCTGCCTGGGTTACTGTTATAATCAAAGCATTCCGTGTTTGGGATAGTCCTCTTAACCGTGCCCACACATCATTTTGTTGATGCCGGAATTCCTTATAGGAATTTGAAATAAGGTAATCGGCATAGTCCAACACAATAATCAAAGGCTGAAACCCTTCCTGCTTATCCCACAACTCCAACCTATTATCTATAAGAGGTACACTTAACGAATAACTCGGATAGGTAGCAACCTTAAATCCCTGTTTGTTTTCTTCTATAAACTCACTCCACACTTCAAGTGCTTCCTTATAGGATAAAGCCCGTAGGATATGGTTTTTCTTTAACCATATTGTGCCTAAAGACCTTTCCCCCCATTCCTTACAAGCTGTACAAGGAATATATAAAGAATTCTTTTCGTAGGATTCAATCAAATTCTCTTTGGTTCTCCAGGACTTTAAGTCTGACAAATCTTCCTGAGAAGAATTAAACACACCAAAATCACATGTTCTTTCTGTCTTGATACATCGGTCTACCTGATTAAGTTTACAATCCTTTACAGGCTCCCAATCTATTCCTACATCTTTTTCTTTATAAGGAAGCCTTGTAAGGTACATTGAACCACGTATAATAAAATCATCTTCCGTCAGGTCTCCTGCCTGAAAAAAAGCAACCGGTATACCTTGTCGATAAGCCCTTAGTGCTAGGTCTAACAAAAGGGCTGTTTTTCCTATCTTGTTAATCCCCATAAAAGCAACAAAACCACTTTGTATAAGATGATCGTTTATCATATCTCCGAAAGCCCCCGGATAATAAATCAGGTTTTTGTGTGACTGGTGAAAAGCATGGTGTACTTTGTCTTTAAAGTTCTCTGCATGGAAATCTATTTCGTTATCTCTCTCCTCCGAAACTGGGGCATATTCCATTATCATATTCTCCGCCTGATCTATCTCCCCATTTGAAAGAAGTTCTCTTAATGTTCTATCCAGGTTTTTTATCCTCTGCCGTCTTTTATGCTGTATGGTTTTTTTGACAAGGAAATCTATGTTTAGATGAGGATTTTCGATGTATTCCTCATTAAGGGAAGGGAGAATATCTTCCTCAATCTCCTGTCCTATGTCCGAAGGTATCTTCCCGTCAATCAGCTTGTCATTAAAAAGGGAATGTATATCCTTTCCGGGGGCTTTGCCAAATTGATCAAAGAACTCTATACACCAAGTAACAAGGTATCGGGCAACATCTGATTCCAACAGAGAACTATCCCATCCTTCCCTTATACGTGCAATGTAGTCGTCAGAAACAATACAGGCTATTACAATGTTTCGTTCAAATGTTTCATCTACCATCTTTAATTATAGTTTCTGTTTTCAAGAACCAATCCGAGAATATACACAATGTCTTTGTCAATTTGTTGGTTTGTCAGATAATGTGCTTTTGAGAACAGTCTTAGTTTGTTTCTGAATTTTGTTTTGTCTTTGATTTTCACTTTTTTGAAATTAATTAAACCAAACCGATATTCAACGGCAAAAAGACATTGGTGCGGTAGAAGATCCCAAGATAGTCTGGACACACATTCCTGCACTCTTTCATCTATTTTCAATAACTTTGATAATATCATGTTTTCCTCCTTTTTGAAATATTTTCACCAAAACTCAGGATCATCGTCCTTGACTTTTCCTTTTTTGGCTTCCTGTTTATATTTGATTTCTCGTCCTATTGCCGCTTTTATCCTCCCGTACTTTTCAGTGAACTGCTCTATACCGTCAATCTCTGGAACATACCTCTTTCCTACGTGTGAAGAATACCAACCAAGCACTTCTCCAATCTCCTGCCAGGAGTAATTATACTGTTTTGCAAATAGTTGAATTGATTTGGCCCAATCCAGAATAATCCCTTCAGAAGCATTCTTTTCAACAATATTTGCAAGTTTATCCCCTAATTTAACCCACTCAGCAGGGATTTGTGATTGGGATGCCACGAAGTAAAAATACGAAAAACTTCCTCCAGGGGCAAACCGATTCCAAAAAATATTTGACAGATTATATTTCCTCCCGTCATTTCTCAGATAATTGTCATGTATGTATTGCAGGATTTGTTTGATTTCTTTCAGGGAGTATTTTTTAAAACAGATGTTTTCATCTATGTTATGCCGGGATAAGAAGTTTATCAGGTGCTGTCCTATTGTTTTATCTTTTCTGTGTAATAGGGGAAGTCCTTCCATCAGACGGAGAACATATTTCTTTATTTCTTTATATAGATTTGAATCAGGGTTTAATTTGTGTTTGGTTGCTTTGTCTAGGGTGTTCCAGAAAGATATAACAGTATCTACCCTAGGTTCATTTATTTGTTCTTTAACAGGAGAAAGGTTTGTGTCCTGTTTCTTTTTAAAAGATTTTTCATCACTTTTTGGAACTGTACCTTCAGGTACAGTAAGATAATAATTACTATTATTATCTTTTCTTTTTTCAGTATTATTATTTAAAGCATTTATATTATTATTATTTAAAGCATTTGTCCCCATGTTTTCCACGGTATGGGATAATCCACACTGTGGAAAACCTTCAGGGTGGCTTTTCTTTATTTCATCTATCTTTTCCTTTGTCCAGATGAAGTTTATGTGTACGTAATGACCGGTTATTTTGTTTTGATCATCTTTTGTAACTACGTCTTGTACCAAATTTAATTCTATTAGTCTCTTTTTTACTTTCCGGACTTTTGTTTCTGACCATCCAATTCCTTTGGCAGCATAGCTCGTTGTTGCTTTGGGTTGATTGGTTTGTTGCCATTTTGCTATATAGTAATAAAAGGTATATAATGTACATAAGTCACCAAATCCTGGTTTACCTTTTTCTCCTTTTTGTTTTAGGAGAAGATCTATAAGAGGTTTAGACAGAATTAAGGGTTCTTGCGTTCTGTCATACTTAAAGTTGTTTGAGTTTTGCATTTTACAATGGTTTTAGTAATGTGTACTAATCAGTGTTGGTGAATAACTGTCTGATCATTACCATTAACGTTTTTTCGTTCATGAGATTTTTTACATTTGTTAGTTCACATCATTGGTTTAATTCCTAGAGAGTAAAGAGATTTGAATGCTGGAGGCAGTGTTTTATTTACTCCACTTTGTTGTATTTCTGCTAAAGATTTGTTATGCTTTGTAAACAGTTCGTCAATGACTGTTTCGGTGCTTGCTATTTCTGGTAGATTCTCTCTTAACAATGTTCTGGCAGATTGTTTACTTTTATAAAACTCTTTGATTTCCTTTGCAGACATATTAAG